AGATCACGCATACGATAGCGTTAGATACGGCGTAATGAGCCGCCCAAGGGCTGCTTCTCCCTTTGATTGGGGACAGGGCGTACCCCAACAACGCTGGAAACCCTCAGATGCAACATTTGGATACTAAAACATGGCATTAATGGACAAACCAACGGGTTTAGACCCAGAAGAAGCTACAGAAAACGAAAATGTTGTTGCTTTAGAAGAGGGTAACGACGTTGAAACGGAAAATACGTCACTAAGTGGCCTCGCTTCTTACGTTGAAAGCCAGTTTAATCGTTCTAAAGACACTCGACTGTACGATGAAGAGCGTTGGCTGATGGCTTACCGCAATTATCGTGGCATTTACGGCTCTGATGTCCAGTTTACCGACTCTGAGAAGTCAAAAGCCTTTGTTAAGATTACAAAGACAAAGGTTTTAGCCTCATATGCGCAGCTAGTAGACGTATTGTTTGCAGGATCGAAGTTTCCTGTTGGTATTGAGGCCCGTCGCTACCCAAATAACGTAGCAGATGCGATTAACTTTAGCGCAGACGCTCTCACAGACGAAAAAGTACAAGAAGTTGCACAAGTAGACTATAAAGTCCCCCGTGCCGTTGTACGTCCTGACCTTGAAAAAGAACTTGGGATATACCTAGACAGTTTAAAGCCTGTTGAAGAAGAACTAGAGGTTGGTGCAGGCACTTTGCCTAACTCAGCCACATGGGAACCTGCAAAACGTGCAGCGCAACTCATGGAAAAGAAGATGCACGATCAGTTAGAGGAAACCAACGCCTCTAAGCACCTACGATCTGTAGCATTTGAAACAGCTTTGTTTGGTACTGGTATTATCAAAGGGCCATTTGCCTACGATAAGGAATATCCACGTTGGGATGAAGAAGGTAACTACGATCCTATCTACGAAACGATCCCAAAGGTGGAATATGTTTCTATCTGGGATTTCTATCCTGATCCTGACGCACGTAATATGTCTGAAGCGGAATATACCGTTCAGCGTCACAGATTAAACCGTACACAGATGCGTGGACTTAAAAAGCGTCCACATTTCCGTGAAGAAAGCATTGAACTAGCGATTGATTACGGCCCTCAGTACCAACGAGAGTATTGGGAAGATACACTAGAAGATAACAGTAACTCTACTGCGATTGACCGCTATGAGGTGCTAGAATACTGGGGTATCTTAGATGCAGAACTGGCTGAAGAAGCTGATCTGGATATTCCAAAAGAATTACAGGATCGGGACGAAATTCAGGTGAATGTCTGGATATGTAATGGACAAATCCTGCGTTTGGTTCTAAACCCTTTCACTCCTAGCCGTATTCCTTACTCAGCCGTACCCTATGAATTAAATCCTTATGGTTTCTTCGGTATTGGTGTTGCAGAAAACATGGAAGACACGCAGTTGCTGATGAATGGCTTCATGCGCATGGCAGTGGACAATGGTGCGCTATCAGGCAACCTACTGATTGAGATTGATGAAACAAACCTAGTCCCAGGCCAAGACCTATCAGTGTACCCAGGAAAGGTATTCCGTAGACAGGCAGGCGCACCAGGACAAGCTATCTTTGGCACTAAGTTCCCGAATGTTTCTAACGAATTGTTAATGATGTTTGATAAGGCTCGTCAGCTATCAGATGAAAGCACAGGTATTCCATCTTATAGCCACGGTTCCACGGGCATTATGGGGGTAGGCCGTACCGCTTCTGGTATGTCCATGCTTATGGGTGCAGCCGCACAGAACATTAAGGCTGTAGTGCGTAACATCGATGACTACCTTCTGGCCCCACTGGGTAAAGCACTCTTTGCTTTCAACATGCAGTTTAACTTCGACAAAGAATTCACCAACGGTGATCTGGAAGTGAAAGCCCGTGGTACAGAAAGCTTGATGCGTAACGAGATACGTTCACAACGTCTGCTACAGTTCATGCAGATGACATCTAACCAACAGATGGCACCATTTGTTAAGTACGACTACGTGCTACGTGAACTAGCGGCCTCTATGGACCTAGACGAAGATAAAATCCTGAATGATCAGCGTGAAGCAATCATGCAGGCTAAGATGATGGCAGACATCCAAGCTATGATGCCACAACAGCCTCAACAGGCACAGCCTGCACCCGAAGGTGGCGCACCTAACCCACAAGACCCTACAGGCAATGGTGGCGGTAATATAGCACCAGGAAATGCACCAGAACCTAACGCTGCAGGCTTCACTGGCGGTGGTGGTGGAGACAATGGTGGTCAGCAACCTCAACAGCCCCCTAATCAGCCACCAGTACAATAATGGACAAGCAGTTTTTTCGTAGTCTGCTTCTTCTGGTTAACGACAAAGACCAGATGGAACGCTTAGACCAATACGCACAATATCGTATCGAACAACACCGTGACAATCTTGAGAAAGAGAAAGATCGGGATCGTATCTTAGAGATACAGGGCGCAATCAAAGAACTTCGTAGGTTTAGTACATTGCGTGACGAAGCAATCAAGGGAGCCGAATAATGGATGAAATGACAGAAGCCGAAGAAAAGGCTTTAGCTGAATCTGAACTTATGGCTCTCATGGCTATGTATCCAGAAGATTATCCCTACAACGATCCAGAAGACGAGGGTACTTCTGTTAGTGACCTAATCAAACAAGCTGCCAAGCTAGGCGGTGCAGTAGGTCTGCTTGGCCTAGAAAAGATCGGTATCGATACAGGCCCTATTGTTCAAAAATATAAAGAAGGCTTTGCATTAGGCGGTTTAGCCGTTGCCCGAAAGGGAATTGAAACTGAGGAAGGCGAAGAGATGGCTAACAAGAAATTCCAACTAGATCGCAACGCAGCCGATTTAGACGATAACAATGAAATAACACCTTATGAGCAAGCACGGGGTGAAGCAGTCCAGAAAGCTATGATGGATGATGATCCAGAAGCTGAAGAGAAGATCGGCATGTACCACGGCGGTATGCCTTGTGGTTGTGATGATGGTCTTATGACTGATCCTGTATCTGGTAACGAAATTCCTATCGGATCAAGCGCAGAGAATGTGCGTGATGATATTGAGATTATGATTTCTGAAGGCGAATACGTTCTGCCTGCAGATGTCGTTAAGTGGCACGGCTTGAAGCATATCATGGATATGGAAGCCGAAGCAAAAATGGGCCTCATGAGTATGTATGCTGATGGGCTTATCCAATACGTGGACGAAGAAGGAAGCGTAGAGGAAGAGGTGGAAGAGGCTGAAGAGGTTACCGAAACCCCAGAAGGTAATGAGGTTGAGGTAGCGTCTGTGGAGGTTACTGAAGAAGAACCCGAAGTCAATGAAACTGAAGAATATCAGGAAAGTGAATACGGCACGAAGACTTCGCTGTATGGGATGATGAAACCTAAAAAGGTAGCGTTCATCTCGTAAACTTATTGGGCTACCCGTATACGGCCCCCAAGGAAAAATCATGGCAAGATATAAACGTGCAGATCAGGCAGACGATGAACTGTCTTATAGTGAAGAACTAGCAAAAACTCAGGGCGTACAACAAGACGGACCTGAACCCCAAGACGGTGAAGAAGCATCGTTTAAGAAGCGTTACGGTGACTTACGTCGCCATATGCAACAGCTAATGCAGCAAAAAGATCAAGAGATTGAGAATATTAAAAATCAACTTGATACGGCTGCTAGGGGACAGATTAAGTTTCCCAAGACTGATGAAGAGATTGAGCAATGGTCTAAGAAATACCCAGACGTTGCAAAGATCGTAGACACAATTGCTCGTAAACGTGCAAACGAAGTTGCTGAACATCTCAAGAATGGTGAGAAGCGTCTTGAGCAAATTGAGACAAGTCTGACACGCCGTGAGGCTGAACAACAGCTTATGAAGCTACATCCTGACTTTGGGCAGATACGGCAAGACCCCGCCTTCCATGAATGGGTAGCCTTACAGCCAATGTATATTCAGGACGCACTGTATAAAAACAATACAGATGCACAGGCTGCATCCCGTGCAATTGATTTGTACAAAGCAGATACAGGTAAGCGTAAAACTGCCGCTAACCCTAAGTCTGCAGCACAAGCAGTAGGTCGTACATCTAGCACGTCACCTAGCCCACAAGGCGGCAAGGCTAAGTTTTCTGAAAGCCAAGTAGCAGCGATGTCTGATCGTGATTACGAGAAGAATGAAGACGCTATCTTGGAAGCAATGCGCACAGGTGCTTTCGTTTACGACGTATCAGGCGCAGCACGATAAGAAAAAAGCCAACAGTAGATAATAAAGACCATTTACTGTTGGCTTTAAAAATGTTATAATGATTATAGTAACAAGTTCTTCTTAGTCTTTAGTTAAAGATTATGATGAGGTTGTTTCTTCAATCTCTAAACAGGAATAGGGCCTCGACTTAGACCACCCCTATCCCCTTTTTCCAGAAGAAATACGACAATAAGTCCACCAGTATGGCGAGGCCCGTTATGTGCTGCAACACATGGCGCACCCTCATACCCGTACTGCCACTAACAGTCCTCTTCTGTGTTCTGTCCGAAGCGAAAGCTTCCAGCCATTTCACAAAGGAGACACAAAATGGCATTTCCAGTAGCATCAGGTTATGGCAACCTGCCCAATGGTAACTTTAGTCCAGTTATCTACTCCAAAAAGGTACAAAAAGCCTTTCGCAACTCTTCAGTAGTAGAGGATGTGACAAATACGGACTATTCTGGCGAGATCGCTAACATGGGCGATAGTGTTAAAATTATCAAAGAGCCAGATATTACTATCAATTCGTATAGCCGTGGTACTACATTGGCTACACAAGACCTAACAGACGCAGACTTCACAATGGTCATCACTGAAGCGAACTACTTCCAGTTTGCAATGGATGACATCGAAGAAGCGCACTCACACGTAAACTTCATCGATTTGGCGACGGATCGTGCGGGTTTCAAACTACGTGATACGTTTGACCGTGAAGTCCTTGGCTATATGTCTGGTTGGGATTGGGACGGTTCTGCATGGGGTCGTCGTACTGCACTAGACACAGGCGGGTCAAAAGCCGACACAAATGCAGGAAACGACGAATTACTTGCGGCACACAAACTCGATATCACCTCATTTGGTGGCAGCGATCTTGGTGTTGATGCAGAAGTAACATCTATCCCAGTTGCTGCAGGCGGCGGTGCAGGTGCAATCACTTCACCTCTAGCAGTCCTAAACCGTATGGCACGTTTGCTAGACGCAGCTAACGTCGATACAGATGGTCGTTGGGTTGTTGTTGACCCTGTCTTCAAAGAAATCCTAATGGATGAAGACGCAAAATTGGTCAACGGTGACTATGGTGGAGAAGGTGAAGTACGCAATGGTCGTCTTCCAGGCACCATCCGTGGCTTCCGTGTCTACACTTCAAACAACCTTCCATACGAAGGTACAGGCGCAGGTACATCTGCATCTGCAGGTTCTGAAACAAACTACGGTGTAGTTGTTGCAGGTCACGACAGTGCGGTAGCGGTAGCGGATCAGATCGCAAAGACTGAATCTTTCCGTTCACCAGACACATTCGCAGACATCGTCCGTGGTATGCAGCTTTATGGTCGCAAAATCTTGCGCCCAGAAGGCCTTATCACAGCGAACTACAACTTGGCTTAATTGCCTTCGGGGGCAGGCTTCGGCTTGCCCCTTCACTCTATTTAGGGGTATGTAATGCCATCTAGTTATATTGATCTTTGCAATAAAACTTTGCGTCGTCTGAATGAGGTGGAAATCTCTGCAGACGATTTTCCTACTGTACGTGGTGTTCAGGCCCTAGTTAAAGATGCGGTTAAGGCAGCTATAGCTAAAGTAAACCAAGCAGAATATGGTTGGCCTTTCAATGCTGCAGAACACACGCAAGTCCTGACTGCAGGACAGACAGAATACACATGGCCTGATTATTTTAAGGTATCTGATTGGAACAGTTTCCAGATACAAAAAGATGATAGCCTAGCAGTCAACTATAAGACTTTAAAATCTATAGACCGTGATGAATGGTATAGAGACTATCGTGATGATGATTACGAAGCAGGAAGCGCAGGACGTGCTGTTCCTGATTTTGTCTTTCCTAGCCACGGTAATGGCTTTGGTGTTTCGCCTTCCCCAGATAAGGCCTACACAGTTAGATTTAGATACTACCAAAACTACAGTGACCTAACATCGGCTACAGATGTAACCCGCATTCCTGAAAGTTTTGATACGGTAATCGTAGATGGTGCGATCTAT